AGAGAGAGAACGAAGAAGAAAAGGTAGAAAGTCTACAATCTTAACAAGTCCGCTTGGCGTAGAAGAAGAAGCTGAAGTTGGAAAGAAAACTTTATTAGGAGGATAGTATGGGAGGATCAGCACCAAAACCTTTTAGACCAAAAGCACCCACTCCTCCACCCATGCCAGCACCAACTCAAGCAGAGGTTTCTCAAACAGAAGCAACTAACATGGATGGATATGATAATAGAAAAACAAAAAGAAAAGGCAGATCAGCTACTATACTTACAGGACCTATGGGTGTAGAAGAACAACAATTAACATTAGGAACAAAAAGTTTATTAGGACAATAATGGCAAAAACAGATTTAACAAAAAGTTTATTAAAAAGATTTGACAGATTAACATCGCAAAGACAAAACTGGGAAACCCATTGGCAAGAAGTAGCAGACTACATGATGCCAAGAAAAGCAGATGTAACTAAAACAAGATCAAAAGGTGATAAAAGAACTGAACTTATTTTTGATAGTTCACCTTTACAAGCAGTAGAATTATTATCTGCATCGTTGCATGGTATGCTTACAAATCCTTCGACACCTTGGTTCTCTTTACGTTTTAAAAATTCAGAAATGGATAATGAGGATGAGGCTAAAGAATGGTTAGAGTCTGCAACAGAAGTTATGTACACAGCATTTAATCGTTCTAACTTCCAACAAGAAATATTTGAATTGTATCATGACCTTATTACCTTTGGTACAGCTGCTATGTTTATTGAAGAAGATGATGAAGATTTATTAAAATTTTCTACAAGACATATCAATGAGATTTATATTGCTGAAGATAGTAAAGGTAAAATAGATACAGTTTATAGAAGATTTAAAATTAGTGCGAGAGCAGCTATTCAAAGATTTGGAAATAAAGTTTCTACTAAAGTAACAACAATAGCAAACAAAGATCCATACGAAGAAATAGAAATTGTACACGCAGTTTATCCAAGAGCAGATTTTGATATAACAAAACAAGATAGTTCTAATATGCCATTTGAATCTGTGTATATGGAATATGGTAGTGGTGATGAATTATCGGTATCAGGATTTAGAGAGTTTCCTTTTGTTGTTCCAAGATACTTAAAAGCATCACATGAAATCTATGGAAGATCACCAGCAATGACAGCATTGCCTGATGTGAAGATGTTAAATGAAATGTCTAAGACAACAATCAAAGCTGCACAGAAACAAGTAGACCCACCTCTATTAGTTCCTGATGATGGATTTATTTTACCCGTAAGAACTGTACCAGGTGGTTTGAATTTTTACAGAGCAGGTACAAGAGATAGAATTGAACCATTAAATATTGGTGCGAACTCACCACTAGGATTAAACATGGAAGAGCAAAGACGTAATGCAATTAGAAATGCTTTCTATGTAAATCAACTTATGATGCAACAAGGTCCACAAATGACAGCAACAGAAGTTATCCAAAGAAACGAAGAGAAGATGAGATTACTTGGACCAGTATTAGGAAGATTACAATCTGAATTATTAAAACCTCTAATCGATAGAGCCTTTAATATTCTACTTAGAAAAAATCAATTCAGACCTGCACCTGATTTCTTATCAGGTCAAGACATAGAAATTGAATATGTATCACCATTAGCTAAAGCTCAGAAATCCACAGAGTTACAATCTATTATGAGAGCTATTGAAATTATGGGAAGTTTAGCTAATGTAGCTCCTGTGTTTGATCATGTGAACATGGATAATCTTGTAAGACACTTAGCAGATATTGTTGGAGTGCCACAAAAGATTTTAAAACCAAGATCACAGTTAAATGCAGAAAGACAACAGAAGCAACAACAACAGGAGCAAATGGCACAAATGCAACAACTTCAACAAGTAGCTGACGCAGGTGGTAAGATAGCACCACTAGCAAAAGCCTTACCTGAAGAAGCGAGAGCAGTTGCTAATGCCGAAGTAGAATAATGGGTGAAGCAAAAAGAAAACAAGAAGATTTTGAAAAACAAATAGCTGCATTAAGAATTAGCTATAAACAAGTTTTTGAAACAGACGATGGTAAGAAAGTATTGTCTGATTTAGAAAAGAGATGCCACTTTTATCATACGACTAACATCAAAGGTGATAGTCATGAGAGTGCATATATGGAAGGACAACGTAGCGTACTTCTATTTATAAAACAAATGCTACAAAATGATAATGAAAAAGGAAGATAACAATGTCAGAACAAACGCAGATAACGGAGCAACCAGCTTCGCCTGTAGAAACGACACCAACGCCTACAGAAACTAAACAAGAAACAACATCACAACATATTTCTGCCACAACTGAGCAGCCAAAAGTTGCAACGTCATGGAAAGAAACTATATCAGAAGAATTTAGAAATGATCCAAACATTGCTAAGTTTACTGAGATTGATGCGTTAGCTAAATCATATATTAACGCAACACGAATGATTGGAACAGATAAAGTTGCTGTGCCAAATCAAAACTCAACAGATGATCATTGGAATGAAGTTTATGATAAACTTGGTAGACCTGAGTCTGCTGATAAATATAAACTTGAAGCCAAGTCAGAAGTTGTACCAATCGAAGAAACTGCAGTTAAACAGTTTGCAGAAAATGCACATAAGCTAGGTTTAAATAATAAACAAGCACAAGGTATTTTAGAGTTCTATAAAAATTCTATGGAACAAACTGCAAAGCAAACTCAAATTGATGCTGAGACTGCACAAGCACAAGCTCAACAAGTCTTAAGACAAGAGTGGGGTAAATCTTACGATGCTAATATTCAAAAAGCTGCATCACTTGCTAAAGCCAACATGAAAGCTGAAGTTTTAGATTTACCTATGAAAGATGGATCAAGACTTGGAGATAATCCTGATGTGATCAAAGGCTTTGCTAAGATTGCTGATATGCTTTCTGAAGATAAAATTATATCTACAGAGAGTGAAAATGTTAATCAAGGTAGAGATTATGATTCAGAAATATCTCAAATTATTAATGATAAGTCAGGTCCTTATTGGAATAGTACACATCCTGATCATGCTAAAGTTGTTCAGCAAGTATTAACTTTAAGAGAAATGCAAAATGCCAAGTGAAGATCATTTGAATAAAGAAGAGATTAGATTAGAAATACTCCGTATCGTAAAAGAAACTGGTACGGAGTATCAAAAAAAAGACCCCTTGCCAATTTGTGATAAATATTATAAATGGGTAAAAGGTGGGACAATTCGTAAGAACCCTACTGACAAGAGGGAATAGACTCTAGCCTAAAAGGCTTTAAATCCAAGAGATGCCTGTCATCGACAGAGAACCTTTCTGATTATAACTAACCCTAACAATAATGGAGACAAATATGTCATCACAAGTAACTACAGCATTTGTACAGCAGTATTCTGCTAACATTCAAATGTTGTCACAACAAATGGGTTCGTTGTTAAGAGACAAAGTAAGAGTTGAAAGCGTTGTAGGAAAAAATGCTTTCTTCGATCAAGTTGGATCAGTAACTGCTGTAAAAAGAACTAGCAGACATTCTGATACTCCACAGATTGATACTCCTCATGCAAGAAGAAGGGTATCTCTGGTGGATTATGAATTTGCTGATTTGATTGACGAACAAGACAAAGTACGTCTTTTAATCGACCCGACATCTTCTTATGCTCAAGCTGCTGCATTCGCAATGGGTAGAGCTATGGATGATGAAATCATTAGTGCCGCTTTAGGAACAGCGTTCACTGGTGAAACAGGATCAACTAGCACAGCTAATGCGAATCAAATCGTACATGGTTCTGCTGGTTTAACTATTGCTAAATTAAGAACTGCAAAACAGACTCTTGATTTAAATAGTGTAGATCCATCAATCCCAAGATACATCATCGTTGGTCCTAAACAGATCACTGATCTTCTTGGAACGACTGAGGTAACAAGTTCAGATTTCAACACTGTCAAAGCATTGGCAAATGGTGAGATCAATTCGTTTCTTGGTTTTAACTTCATTGTATCAAACAGACTATCACTTTCAGGTTCTACTAGATCGTGCATAGCTTATGCTCAAGACGGAATTGCTCTTGGTGTAGGTAAAGATGTCATGGCTAGAATCGATGAAAGAGCAGACAAAGGGTATGCTACTCAAGTGTACTACTGTGCATCTTTCGGAGCAACTAGAATGGAAGAAGATAAAGTGGTTGAAGTGCAATGTACAGAATCGTAATAGGAGGAAATTATGGCGAATGTAAATAGTGATCTAGTAACAAACTTCGTAGCTACTCCTATGGTAAAAAACGATAGCCAACAGTTACATGGAATTAAACGTGTAGCTCAAGGTACTATCGCTTTAGCTGCTGGTGATTTATCAGCAACTGATACTGTAATGTTAGCTCCGATACCAACGAATGCAAGTATAACTTCTATCAAATTATTTAACGATGATTTAGATAGCGGTACTACTAATACTACTGACGTAGGATTATTTACTACAGCAATAGCTGCAGTAGATGACGATGCGTATGCTTCTGCAATTACAGACCTTAGAGGTGCTGTAACGACAGGAACTGAAGTAGCATTCGAAGCAAGAGACATAAACAAAATGGGTCAAAAAGTATGGGAAGATGCAGGTCAATCTTCTGACCCAGGTGGTTACTACTATGTTGGTTTAACTTTTGACGCTGCAGGTGATACTGCTGGTGACTTAAGTTTTATTATTGAATATATAGTAAGCTAATCGTGTTATAGAGATAGGGGAGAAATCCCCTATCTTTTAATTTAATTTTAGAATATAAAATATTATGGCATCAGTAGTAGACATTTGTAACGGAGCATTAAATCAGTTAGGAGCATCAACAATCTTAACTTTAACTGAAGATTCTAAAAATGCTCGACTATGCAATGCAAGATTCACACAAGTAAGAGATGCAGTATTCAGATCACACCCTTGGAATTGTTTACAAAAAAGAGTTCAATTAGCTGCAGATAGTGATGCACCTGCTTGGGGATTCACTACACAATATACTTTACCAGCAGACTGTTTAAGAGTTTTAACAATATTAGATTATGATGCAGATTATAAAATAGAAGGTAGAAAAATTTTAACAGATAATTCTACGATGAAAATTTTATATATCTCAAGAGTAACTGATCCTAACGAATATGATGAATTATTAAGAGAAACTTTATCAGCAGCTTTAGCTGCCGACATTGCTTATGCTGTAACCTCTTCAAATCCTACAGCTTCTAATATGTACAAGTTGTTTCAAGATAAATTGAAAGATGCTAGATTTGTAGATTCAACAGAGGGTCAAAACTTAAACCCTGAAAAAGGAATGGCGGATGTTATTGGAGCTGATACGTTTATCAATTCGAGGTTCTAATACATGGCAAGAGTTGCAGTACAATTAACTAACTTCACTGGCGGTGAACTATCACCAAGATTAGATGGTCGTAATGATCTAAACAAATATGCTTCAGGCTGTAAGACTTTAGAGAACATGATTGTTTATCCTCATGGTTCAGCAGCTAGAAGATCAGGTACACAGTTTGCAGCTGAAGTTAAAGATAGTTCAAAAAAAACAAGACTTATACCTTTTGAGTTTT